CGCCATGAGGCGGAGATTGCCAAGGCGCGGGCGCGCCTGGGCGTGGAGTAAGGAGAAGGGTATGAAACACATAGATTGGAACCAGACCAGCGATCAGGAACAGGCAAGTGTGATGGCCAGCAACTGGTTGCTCAACTGCCAAATCCTGGACACCGAGACTACCGGGCTCGATGACAAAGCCGAGATAGTGGAAATCAGCATCATCGACCAGTTGGGTAACGTGGTTTTTGACTCTCTGGTTAAGCCACAACAGCCGATCCCTGCAGAGGCTACCGCCATCCATGGCATCACCAATGACATGGTGGCCACCGCACCGAGTTGGGCAGATATCCACGATGAATTGTGCCGGCTCATCAGCAGCAAGCCGCTGGTCATCTACAACGCTGACTATGACATGCGCCTGATGGCTCAGACTGCGGCCCTTTATGGGCTAACGCCGGTTACTGCCGACGCAGGGGTTCATTGCGCAATGTTGGCCTATGCAGAGTTCTATGGCGACTGGAATGACTACAAGGGCTCATACCGTTGGCAGCGTCTGACCAATGCCGCGGCACAGCAAGAGGTTGTGACTGACGGCCTCGCTCACCGTGCTTTGGCTGATGTAATGATGACGCTGGGCGTGCTGCAAGCGATGGCTCGGCAACGGGTAGGGGGTGAGGCATGAAGCACGACAACGACAACCTGAAATTCCCATCGGGTAATACTGTTGAATTTTGCCGCAAGAGAGCCAAAAGGCTGGTGAAGGAAGAGAAGGCGAAAGGTAAGGAGTTGAAGCTATCCAGTGCTCTGGACATGGTAGCCATTACCAACGGGGTCAAGGGTGGCTGGGCCGAAGCCATGCACCAGCTTGAGATGGAGGCCGCATGCATCACGATCTGAAAATCCTAACGACCTACTTCCCTGCGGTACTGGATGGCTCCAAGCCGTTCGAGATCCGCGACAACTCAGACCGCAACTTTCAGCAGGGTGACACCGTCACCCTCAATGAATGGGACGGCGAACGCTATACCGGCCGCCAAGCCAATCGCGAGATCACCTTCGTCACCGACTACGCCCAGAAGCCAGGGTTTGTTGTGTTCGGGATGAAGGCGCTTTCGTTGGAAAGGGATGAAACGACAACTGTAGCGCTGCCCGCCACCGTCTATTTTATGTCGGGTTGGAAAGAGATTCAGAGGGGGTGGCAATATTCATGGCTGACAAGGATATACCCAGACGACATGACAATTTCAGATGTTCTTGATGACATGAAAGGCAAGATCTTCTCCCCAGAAGATGAATTTGTAGTCACATCATTCAATGTCGTACGCCAATACCCTGCGGATCAAAGCGATAAGGCGGTGGCCGCATGACCGACCTTATCTCACGCGCCGACGTGGAACGCCTGGTGCCGCACTGCCTGCGGCTCTGGCCCATCATCCAGCAGCACCCGCCGGGATCGGCGGGTCGCACGGCCATCACCCGCGAACTCAATGGCCTGCCGGCAGCCGACCGCCACATCTGCGATCAGTTGCTCGACCGGATGGAACGGGTCATCCGGTTCGAGGATGCCTGGTTTCCCTTCTACCTGGGCGAGGTCGACACCCTCACCCCACCGGTGAAGGCCAAGCGGGTGCTACCCACTGGCCCCACCGCCAAGCAGGTATGGAAGGACACCCGGGCGCGGCAGGGTGACTTTGCCAGATCGCACCGCTGATGACACATTCACCAGCACATGGGCATTAACTGAGACATGAGGGGTATTTATATGAAAAATCAAAACGATATCGAGCTAGATAAAAGGATCTCCGAGGGCAAAAAACTCACCCGCCAACATATCGAGGTGCTAAGCAAGCGCTTTGCGTTGTCCCCCGCCCTGTTCTTTTAACGGGGTGCCAAGTCCGTACCAATAAAAACGCGCCCTGTTTTGTGCCTGATAGAAAAATCAGATACAAACGGGGCGCATTGTTTTACTCGCCACTGAGTATTTGCGCACCCAGAATACGGGGGCCTAAAAAGTGAAAGGATCTGACGGAAAGTGAAGGATCACAAAAAGGATCTGGTGGGTCGCGCGCGCCCAGTGCTGGCGCGGGGAGCAGCCACCCGGCCACAGTCTTTCACCCGCATGATTTCCCACACATAAAGCGCGCAGGCGAGGCGAGGTCTTGCGGCGCGCTCTCGCCGCGCGGCAGGCTGCGCCAGTCGCTCCGGGTGCTCGCGGAAGGATCCGCCAGGGTGCGAGGGTAGCCCGCATCAGTGATGCAGCAGCGGGCCGCTGATGCGCCCAGGTGCGGGGCAAAAGAAAACCCCGCCTGATGGCGGGGTGGTCGGGATGGGTTGGCCGGGTCAGCGCAGCTGATCACTTTGGCTGGCCTGCTCGGTACCGGCGGCGAGCTTGTACGGATTGAACCGGATGATTTCCTCCCCTGCCCAGTCGTTCATCGCCAGCAGGCTGGCCTTGATGCTGTCGATCTCGTTGACGTCGAACACCTGGGCAGCCTCCGTCACATTGCCAAACCCGCCAGTGCTGTTCGGCATCACCCCCATCAGCTGGGGCGGTACCCGATGAGTGGCCAGCTGGTCATCCCGGCTCACGTTCTTGATGCTCAAGAAGTCATCCTTGGCCGCCACCTCGGCCACCGGGATCAACTTCACCCCGTCCTTGCTGCCGCCAGGCGTGTAGAGCAGCAGGTTGCGGAAGTTGCCGGGCCCCTTGCTCTGGCGCAGCGCCTCTTTAAGGTCCTTGATATCCTGCTCGTTCTGCGTTGGGTCGGTGATGTGCATGATGAAGCCGGCATGGCTGCCGTTCTCATAGTACCGGCGACGAAACAGGGTGGCTGACTCGTTCAGCAGGGTCGAATTCAACCCGCCCACATAGTCGGGGATGCCGTAGATCTCCTGGTTGATGTCGCTCTCCATCACGTGTCCCACCCGACCTGCAGGCAGCTCCTGCTCCTGGCCGGGTTGGGCAATCCACCAATACTGGTTCAGATCCAGCCCGCGCCGGGTGTACTTGGCGCGCAGATGGTCATAGCGCAGCACCCCGCCGATCCGGTTCTGCACCGCCTGCAGGTAGCCGTTGCCAAAAATCAGATAGTCCAGTGCCAGCCCGGTAAAGCCTGCCAGGCTCAGTTTCGGATGAGGGATAAAGCACGAGCGCAGGATGTTGCGCTTCACCTGGATGGCCGAGGCATGGTGCACCCCGGCCCGATAGACCCGTGATAGCCCGTTGAGGGAGAGCGGCGGCTCATACCAGCGGCCGTTGTGCATTGACTCCAGGTAATCGAATACCTCCCGCTGCGATAAAACCGGTACCGGCTCGCCAAAGGTGAATGCCTCCATGGATCTTCCGGGTTGTTGGGTTGCCATCACCGGTGGCGTGGGGGATGAAGAGGGTCGACGAGTACGGCGTTTGCTCATTAGAAAAACTCCATAGAACTGGTATTGGCACCGTTGGCACCTGCCAGCGGCTCATGTAAAAGGGCCTGCATCGTTGCCCAGGCAATATCGGCGTGGCTGATCTCCTCGGAGCGGCTGGCCTCAAAGGTCGGCATCCTGCCGCTAGCCGTTAACCCTCGACGGATACTCATAAACGCTTGGGCCAAGTCAGTAAAACCGCTGTCAAACTCCAGCCGCCCCTTGTTCATCACATCCTGCGCCTTCATCACCATCTGCATTTTTACGTTGGCGCTGTACTGAATTGCAGTCACCGCGGGATAGAACTGGCGCACCAATTGCAAAACGCCCTCCCCGATACCCGTTGAGTCGATGCCGATATAGGTAACGTTGTAGCGATCGCACATGGCCCGGATGGCCTTAGCCTGCGCATCAAAGTCCATCCCGCTCCAGCGGTGGCGCTCCAGCACCCGGAACTTGCCGCCCGGTGCAGCCGGCGGGGCCAGCACGGCGCAGCCCGCGCTATCACCCTTACCGCCCTTGGCCGGGTCATAACCGATCCACACAGCGCGGTTGCCAAGTGGACGCAATGCGTGAGGTTTGTAGTCCTCCCACAACTCCCAGCTGTCGACCATACAACGCTGCAGGGTAGCGAGCGGGAACACGCTGGCCGTGTCGTCCATGAACTCGCACATCAGCAGGTTGCTGTATTCATCATCGGAATACTCACTACGCAGCTGCTCCAGATCGAACAGGTCGCAGCCGCCGAGCACCGCATCCTCGACAGTGACAATCTGCCGCCATTGGCCATCGGCACAGAGCTTGCCGCCAGACAGATTGGCGTGACTCAGATCTATCTCGACCCGGTCGGCCTTGGCCTTGCCCCGGTTGAAATTGGCGCCGGACCAGAACGCATAGGCGGGATGGGAGAGGCTGGACGGGGTGGAAATGTAGGTCTGGCGCCACGTCTTGTGCATCGCCATACCAGAGGCCACCTTGCGGAACTCAAGAAAGCCATGGATCCAGAAATACTCATCCATGTAGATGTTGCCGTGGTAACTCTGGGCGGTGCGGGCGTTGGTACCAAGAAAATACATGTGCGCCCCGTTCGGCAGCACCATGGGGTCACCTTTCAGCTCAACCCCCTCCTCCTTGGCAAACTGGATGATGTACTGCTTGAACACATGGGCCTGTGCCTTGCTGGCAGACAAGAAAATCTGATTACGCCCGGTCACCAGGGCATCAATGAACGCCTCGAAGGCAAAGAAGTAAGTGGCCCCAATCTGGCGCGACTTGAGCAGATCGCGGATCCGGTGCAGCTTGCCAGCTTCGTACCAGGTGCGCTGGTAACCGAACATGGTCGACTCGAACCGCTCGATTAACCGCTCTTGCTGCTCGGGCTCTACCACATTGCGCTCGGGCGCCTTCTTCGGCCCCTTGTTGCGGTTCGCCACCTTGGGATTGAGGTCGGTTTCATTGCCGCCATTGCTGTATTTGTTGACCCGGGCGATGCGCTCCAACTGCCTGCCCAGCAGGTCAATCTCCTTGAAGTCGCCGCCGCTCTTCACCTCCTTGGCGATCAGCTGGCACATTCGCGCCTCGATGGCGAAGTCGACCCGGTCAATGGGTTTGATGTCATCCCAGCCGTCGCGCTTCTTCCAGGTCGAGACTGTCCCCTCCGGCGTCTGCAGCAATTCAGCAATGGCGCGGAGCGGGTAGCCCTGAAAGAACAGGTGCATGGCCTGCCGTCTGGGTTCGATATGGGGGAAAAGTAAGGGTGCTGTCGTCATGGCGCCAGTCTACCCAGCCGCTACCGCTCCAAACTCCACCGCGCCAGTGTGCCAGCGCCGTACACACTGGCCGCCGATTGCACGATCCCGCCTGTCACCCAGACCATAACCGCGACATCACCACCCAATCACAAAAGGGATCCCAGCTCATGGCTAAGTCCAAATTTTTCCGTGTTGCCGTCGAAGGGGGCACGACCGATGGCCGCACCATCACCCGCGAATGGATTGAACAGATGGCCAAGCGCTATAACCAGTCCACCTATGGCGCCCGGGTCAATATGGAACACATCCGGGGCTATGACCCGACCGGTCAGTTCAAGATGTACGGCGACATCACCGCCGCCAAGACCGAAGAGGTCGACATGGAAGGTGAAAAGCGCCTAGCCCTGTTCGTGCAGATCGACCCGACCCCTGAACTGGTCGAACTGAACAAGAAGCGTCAGAAGGTGTTCACCTCTGTCGAAATCCACCCGAACCTGAACGAGAAAGGCGCCTACCTGATGGGGCTGGCCGTCACCGACAGCCCGGCCAGTCTCGG